GAACATTATCCACAGCAACATAACTACAATTAAAACCTGCAACATTGTCTCGTTCTAAGGCTTTACCTGCTGACATCAATGCTCTCATACTGGGCATCACTTCTAATCTAAGTACGGCTTCTTCTAAACGTGGTCTATCTTTACTGATGTCTGTTTTGTGATTGTCCATTAAATGACTTTGCATAAAGTCAAAGTATCTTGCGACTGTCTCTTGCCAGTTCTCTCTTCTTCCTAAGTCTTCATTCCATCTTGCGTATCTACTAAGATGTATGAACTCTTGGTATGTTGTTGGTAATTTAATCTGTTTCATGTTGCTCCTTTGTTAATATCTCTTTTAGTTTATTCTCGTACCAATCTGCTTTATCTAAATCTTGTACTCCATTCTTGTATCTAAATCTCCATCGATACTTGAGTGAGTTGCCTCTTAGATAACCAATAAATTCTTCGTGTGTTAGCATTGCTTCGATGGCTTCAATGCATTCTATGTTACCGTTGTTGTAATGTGGTGGATGATTGACTACATCTTCATCTATTTCTTTATGTGCATATTTCATTAACTCATCTAATGGTATGCCATTTAATTTTATATCTACTTCTGACATGATTACTTATCCTCCTTCCAACTATCAGGTAAACTTTCTCTGCTGAACCATCTAAATCCATTCTTCTCTGCCCACTCAGCATGACTTCTTTTTGTTCCGTCAGTTCTCATCTTTGCATTAGGCATAGGTGCTGATGGATTAGAGAATAAAAATACTAATTCACAATCATCTGGTAGTACTTCCTTGATCCATTTGTATTTATTATATTCAGCATAATCCCAAAACCTACCTTTTGCTTCTAAGTATATAACTTTGTTTTCTAAGATGCGAATAAAATCAGGATGATATTTATGTGGGATTGAATACTCAATGATACCATTGTGATGTTCCCAATGTTGTAGTTCTTCTTGGTGTAAATCATACTCCCATTTAGAATCATAACCTTTGGGTAATCCTTTTTCAATTGGTCTTTTCTTTCTTGGCTTTCTTTTTGGCATCAGTGTACTGTCTCATCTGTTGGCATATCCATACCAAGTTCTCTTAAGTTTATTTCGTTCTCTAATAAATCAATTAACTTTGTTAGTAATACTGTATCTATTTCTTGAAGTTCTGCTCCTGAAAAAAGAACACCTCCAATTGCGATAATCAATTCATCTAAAGGAATATCATTGACATCTATTTCTAAAGTGTCTTTTGTTTTGTCATTTGTCATATTCATAAGTCGTATATATTATTTTGTATTGTATCGAATGCTCTTTGTTCTCTGTCTAAATCTTTTTGTAGTTGCTCAAAGGTTAGATCAGGGTTTCGCTTAACTCTTTTATAAATCCATTTAAGCGAATAGGCACTGAGTAAAAACTTTCTGTTTGCATATATATGTGTCTGGTCAGAAAGATACGACTCAATGTTATCAACGTTAATTTCTTTTCCGTCTTCTTCATTTGGAAGTATGTTGCGCAACCAATCAACTAATATCTGTTTACCTTTTAGTCTTAGTCTCTTAGCCTTTTTGCCATTCATCTGTTATCTCTTGTACTCTTGGTTGCTTTACTACTGTCGTAAAAAACTCTAGGTTTTTCGCATACTTAAATACTCTCAAACCTTTTCCGTTGTTTGAATCTTTATGACAGGTGAATTTATGACGGCAGTAGATGCACTGTTTAGGAAGCTTCATGTTCCCTGATTTACCGTCAGGTATAGGATTATAGCACATACTAGGCGGATTGTCAAGCTTTAATTGCTTTTTAAGTTTAGATATTCTATATTTAATATTAGGCTTGTCAATCTCTTCAGGTATAAGGAGAGCAAGTTCACCGTTCTCTTTGTTGATTGCTAAGAATCCTCCACCTTTTGTTCCTTCGCTTTCTTCATATCCTGCAAGCTGTGCCATGTAACCAAACGGATCATCTTCAGGTAGTGTTCCGTTCTTAAACTTCTTGAATGCATAACCTGAAGTAGACTTCACATCTATTACTTGTCCGTCAATAATACAATCCATATGTCCAAGCACACCTGATACCTTAACTTCTTTTTGTTCTCCTGTTACATCGTGTCCTGCTAGACGTACCAACATGAGTACAACTTCTTCTAAGATATGTCCGTAAAGAAACTTAATCATGGTTGGCGCACTAACAGGTAGTGGTTCTTCTTCTGATTTAAGATCAAACCATAACTGTCTGTCAGGTTTACCTACGTTTGACATTCTTAAAGTAGGCTTATCTCTTTCATATGGTTTAGCCCAATCAAGTAGAATTTTTTTCATTGCATTACCAAATGCTTCAGCATCTTCCTCTGATATATCAAGTGGTGTTCCGTTTACTAGACCATCTAACTTTTCGTAGATGTCAGGTACAAGTGTGTTTAGTTTTTTCATATTGTTACTGGTAGTCCTTCTATAATTTGTTGAGCAGTTTCTCTATCAGTCTTAAACCATTCTCCGTTATGTTCTTTAACAATCTTTTTAAGTTCTCTCATAACTTTTGTTTCTGCTTTTCTTCTATCGTCAAATCTTCTTGAGTATAGTAAACGATAGTCTCTATGTGGACTGCTTGTTTGATAACCATTACATCTATCTTCTGCATCAACAGCCATTCCAATCTTGAGCCATCCATCAAAAGAAGGATTAGCTATTATATATACATAACCTTCTGTGCTTGTTTCGTACCCTTTCAAAGATGAAAAAGCTGCGCCTTCAAATGTTTTATATCTTCCTGCCTTGTATAAAGGATGAGACTTTGGTACATATTTTCCATTAACAAACATTCGTGTATTGTTTTTCTTTTCGTGAGAAGCTACTCTTCTTCTTCCGTCTGCTTGTCCAACGTACCACCATTCACCATCTTCAAATCTTATGTTTTTTGTTTTAGTGTGTTTCACTCCAATTATCTCCTATTTTATATTCGGCATCTAAAGGACACCTCATGTTATAATAATCTCCTGCGTCTTCAATTGCTTTGACTGCAAGAGTACCAAAAGTTTCTGCATGTTCGTTACTTACTTCTACTTGCCACTCGTCATGTATGTTAGCAACAAACTGATAATCTAAATTATTCTTGGTTGCTTCTTTGTCTAGCATAATCAATGCTCTCTTCATTACGATAGCACCACCACCTTGTAGTAAACTATTTAAAGAAGCATGTGTATTTCTAATAAATATTCTTCTACCATCTAGTCCTTTGAGATAACCTTTCGTTGATGCTTTTGTAACTCTCTCTCTAAGTCTCCTAAATGAAGGTTGATTAGCAAAGAAACGTTCCTTAAGTCTAGCTCCATCTTCTTTGCTTCCTCCAACCACTTGTCCAATCTTTGCATCTCCTGCTCCGTACAAGAGTGCATAGATGAATGTCTTTGCCTGATCTCTTGATTGAAGTCCTGCAGTTCTTTGATTCCTCGTGTGGATATCTCCGTTAATAATTTCATTTGTAAACTCCTTGTCTTTCATATAATGTGCAAGCATCCTCAACTCTAATCCAGAAGCATCGATGCCTACTAACTTGTTTCCTTTTTTAACTGTCCAACATTCTCTACACTCTTTCCCGTAAGGGCTTTTGATTGATGGTACTTGAGCCATGTTAGGCTTTCTATGTGTCATTCTTCCAGTGATCGTACCATTAGGTATAACGAAACCATGTACTCTTCCGTCATCTTCTAAAGCGTTGATCCAAGATTCAATCTGAGCAATGCGTTTCTGTAGAAGTAAATACTCTGCTATGAGTATTGCTTCAGGTATGTTAGTGATCTTTGATAATGTTCTTTCGTCTACGACAGGATGACCAGTCGGTGTAAGCTTCTTAGGTTTCCATCCAAAGTCTTGAAGGTAAGCACCTATCTGTTGTCTTGATCCTAAGTTAAAAGGTATCTCGTATGTACGAATAACGAAAGGCTCTCCGTCTACTAACTGTTGTAGCTCATCGTCAAGAAGTTTTGTTTTCTTCTTTGTTGTTTCGTTCTGTGCCATACGACCTAACTTACCACTCTTTAAAATAATAGGTGTCAGTTTTTCTTTCATCACTTTAGGCTTGAATGTTTCGTGTACTTCTTCTTCTACATCATTCATTCTTTTGTAAAGACTAGCTAAAAGATTCTCTGCTCTTGGTTGATCAAACTCGAAACCACTATGCTCTTGATCTTTTAATATTAAACTCACTCCTTGTTCTAACTTCACGCTTTCTTTTGAGAAACCTTTTGACTCTTCTACCAACCTATGATAGACCTGAGTATTTAATATAACATCTTGAACACAGTAGTCCATCATCTCTTTAGAATATTCTGAGTAGTCATCGAACTCAATCTTCTTACAGTTCAATCTATATCCCCACATCTCAAGGCTATGTCCTCCTTCTCGTACTGGATTAAATAAACGAGACAGAACCAAAGTATCTACAAGTTTCTTTTTACTTAGGTCAACACCTGTAAGTTTTTTAATCACAGGAATATCAAACCCTATGATGTTATGTCCTACAAGTCTATCTGCTGACTGAAGAAACTCAAGACCTGACTCTAACTGGTGAGGAGCAAACCGATATAGTTTGTTAGAATCAAGATCTTGAGCCACGATGCACCACAATTTTGTGGCTTTCAAGTCGTCTGTTTCTATGTCAAATACTAAACTAAGCATAGTCATCAAACTCTATGTCATTACCATCGTCTTCATAATCTTCCATTGGGATCTCGTTTAAACGACCTGTATCTCTGTCGTATAAAAGTTTACAAGCAAGTCCTACGTCACCTGTGTACCTAGACTTCAAGACTCTTAACTGTGTAGTATTAGACTCTTGTTCGTCTTCTGCTTGTTGGTTTCGTTCTAGTGCAATCACACAATCACTTAACTGTGCAATAGATTGACTGCCTCTTAAATGACTGAGACTTACTTGCACTCCGTTCTCGTGTCCTTTGTTACCATCGACTCTTCTCAAGTGAGAGACAAGCAACATACCTGCACCTGTCTCTTCACAGATTGATCTAAGCTTAGTCATAATAGCATCGATTGCTCTACGCTCATCTCCTTCGTACATGGCACTAACCAGCATGTGAAGATGATCAACAACAATCCACTTACAACCACATCCTACGATCATATATCTAATCTTAGAGAATATATCTTCGATAGAGTTCGTACCAAAATGCGCATGAATCCATACACGATTCTCATTATCACCGTTGTATAGTATATCAAAGTAATTATCTATTTCTTCTTTAGATAGTTGCTCTAGTTCTTGGTCGATGTATAATCTTTTGTTTGCTTCGATAGATAAGATACCACTGATTGTCCTGTTAGGATCTTCCTCTAATGCAATGATGCCTACATTATCTTCTGTGTTTTTAATGAGCCAGTGTTCTAACTCACGAGTGACTGAAGACTTACCCAATCCTGTA